ATCGTATTGAAATATCAGGTAAGAAAGCAACCATTACGGTAGTAGTTCGGAATAATATCGGTGACATCGTGTATATGAACAAAGGATATTATTTGGAAAACAAGGCTACCTTTAGACCTTTTGAAGGACATAATGTGGAAGATGGGTCTATTACAATACTCAAGGATGATAAGGCAATTGCTGAGTTTAGTCTTAGGATAATTAGTTGCACCTGATAGATAGAATCAAGCAATAGTAAAGCCCTCTAAAGCGCTATAAATGGCTTGTAGAGGGCTTTGTTGTATGCAGTGAAAAGTTAGGGGTAGTGCAGTGCTTTGTGCTTCTAATCGGCTTTCTGGGCTTCTTGCTCTTGGGACAAACGCTTCACCTTTGAGATGGTTGAATAGGAGCAACCTAGGATTTGCTTGATCTCATATTGAGAATATCCCAATGCTAGATACTCAAGAATCTGCTTTGACTTCTTCTTATTCAGGAATTTCTCAGGAGATTCTTGAGTGTTGATTCTTCTACCTGTATACAATCCTTTTAGCTTTCTGACTGCTATTCCTTCTGCTTGTCTTTCTCGGATGAGGTTCCTTTCATAGGAAGCTAAGGATGATAAGATACCAAGTAATAATTCAGAGAAACCATTGATTGAGCCATCCTCGGCAAAATTCTCAACATAGGGTGTCCTGCAAACCAGCCTGATCTTTTTCTCCGTGAGCAACTTGAACATAGAAAGGACGTCTATAGAACTTCTGCCCAATCTGTCCAAATTATGAACTTCAAGATGTGTCAGTTTGCCTTGGTCAATCAATCGTTTGATCTGGCTTCCCTGAGCTCTATCGAAAAGCGGGATTGCTCCTGAACACCGATCTATCAAAATTAGGTCGAAATCTGAGGAATTAACAGATTGAAGTTGCCTATCGACATTCTGTTCGACTGAACTTGTACGTGTGTAGTAGACTCTGAAGTTAGTCATGACAATTCTCCCTTGATAGTGTAAAATCGCTACTATTTAACGGTGGTTATGTGATAACCCTATTTTTAGTGATTTTATACCGTATACGAGGGATTCTGTCGTTTATTGCGCTCAGGTGAACTGCTACTCAAAAAGGTATAGCCTAACTTGAGAGAGGGGGGGGATGTTTTTTTGTAATCTGCCCTGTTTTCTGACAAGCCCAAACAACTGGGGGGAGGTCATCATGAAAGAGCAACACAAAGCCCCCAAGTTCTATGTATGGGGGCCTTGAAAAAGCAGATTATGATTCGATCTTATCTATTAATTATCAACTTTTTCGATATTACAGTACCATCCATTCGAAGTTGAATCATGTAAATTCCGTTTACTAGGGATTCTGTTGAAATGGGGACATGAATCTCACGATAAGCATTCTGACCATCCAATTCTGAAGTTACTAGATTCTTTCCAAGCATATCCACTATGGAAACTGATGCATGCGTTGACGGTGGAATAAATGCCTTCACCATTACAGATCCAAATTCATTCATTGGATTTGGATAAATATTCAATTCTTCACTATCAATCTCTGAATCGGCTATATCGGTCATTCTATAAATACGAATCGTAATGGTTGTATCTTTTTTACATCCATATTTATTCGTTTCTGTGACAGTAAGATAAGCATATCCAGGTTCTTTGAAATCAACAAGAATGGAAGATCCACCATTAGTGCTTGAGAGTTTTCCATTTCCTGTTATGCTCCATTCATAGGTAGAACTATCATTGAACGGTGTATAATATGAATAGTTGATTTGTCTCTCATATACTTTTACATGACCAAAGATATCGGGTGTTGGAGATTCAAGAACAGTGACATGAATTGTATCTCTATCGATCTTCTTACCTCTGTCAACTTCCAATGTATACATCGTTGAAGAATTAGGGGAAACAGAAATCTTTCTTCCTTTTTCCCCAGTAGACCATGTGAATTTGTCTTCAGGTAAGGTGTCTGTACAATTGCATGAACCTGCATTATAGACCTGTGCAACTTCACTATCTGATAAAGGGCGATTCCAAATGGCTATGTCGTCAATTCTACCATCGAAGAATCTCCAATAAGTTCCTCGATTATTATCTGCACCTATAAGTAATGGATTCTTTGAGCTACAAATAGAGCCACTTTGATTGTAAATATTAATCACATTTCCATCTAAATATAACTTGCCTCCACTATTCTTATCATGAACAAATACGACATGTTGCCATATAGAGTTAACGATAGTATCAACACTTTGATTTTGATAATAGAAGTATCTACTTGTTGCACCAACTAGCTTAGGTATATTACCAGTACTATTAGATTTACTAACTATTAACTCGTATGCATCAGTGTTTTTATTACAATCTTGAAGTTGAAACCATTTTGTTAGAATTCCTTGTTCACGGTTTCTCATTGAATCTAAAAGTATCCATGCAGACATAGTTATTGATTCAACATTACTGAGCGATTCAGAATTTGCAACTTCAATGACATTATCTAGTCCATTGAATTCATATGCTGAATTTCTTTTTTGACAACGATCCGTTGTAAGTGTAGCTCCTTTTACCGTACCGTGATTTTCAAATGATGTTTGATCTTTTGCATTTCCATCAAATGGCCAGTATCCTACCAATCCATCAGTAGGAATACTTGGAGCTGGTTTTGGTCTATTTAACTCATACATCTTTTTTACTTCTTCTTGAGTAATGGTTCTATTCCAAATAGCTATATCATCTAGAATACCATCTAAATTTGCATCATTATTCCAACCTTTACCAAAAAGAATATTGCCCCCTGGACATGAGTCAATAGGAAAGAAGGGTTTTTGTATTTCGGAAATAAGATCAGCGTCAACATATATTCTAGAATAAATACCATCATAGGTAGCTGATATATGATGCCATTTTCCATCAAATATGACAGTATCCTTGATATTTCTTTCCCAACCTTTTGCAGGTATGCAATTACTAGCATTCTTCACACTGAACTCTAGGCTATTGCTTCTAGTGAAGTTAGATACTATTCCATATTCTTCATTGTATGCAGTATCTTCTTGTGATTTGTAAATATAACTATGCTGTGTTGAGTCAGAAGTCTTCACCCAGAATGACAATGACAAAGATGGGTTGTTTAACATTGTTGCGTCAGGAATTGTAACTTTACTCCCTGATTTATAGAATCTATATGCAGAATTTGGTGCATTGTTTTTATCAGAAGTTAAGGTTGCTCTATCTACAATACCATGATTTCCATTCCCACTTTCATCATTAGCATTACCATTGAAGGGCCACCAGCCAAGTAAGCCATCTTTGGGAATTGAAACAGAAACAGTGTCTATCTCTGCATTAAGTTCTAAAACTGTTCCTTGGCATATGGTTGTGTCATTTTGCTTGATACCATAAATGCATGTAATACATGAATCCCCACCGACAGTTACTTTGATTGAATCTCTGTGAAGTGTTGCACCATCAGCAACTGACAAAACATATGTAGTTGTTGTGTCTGGCTTTACGGTAATTTTTCTACCTTTTTGTCCATCAGACCAAACAAATTTGTCATTGGAGAGCGTGTCGGTACATCCGCATGGACTACTATAGTACACTTGTTGAACTTCTTCATTTGTTAATACTCTTTTCCAAATGGCAATTTCGTCCAAGCTACCATCGAGGTATTCTGGCATACCATGATTGTCAAAACCAAATTTCATAGTTGTTGACTTTGTAATTGGCCAAGTTGTCTTTAAAGTCGGTTTTGCTTGTAGCTTCCCATTTATGTAGAGTGATATATCATTATCATTAAAGGTAACAATCAAATTGTTCCATTTTGATTTATCTAAACTCCCTGAACTATTTAGAAAATGGAAATCCTTCCCGTTTACAATAAAACTTATATCATTTGCATCGCCAAATATTCTAAAGTCTATTGAATCACTAGAAGTAGATTTACAAACTCCTGCTAATTGATCTAGGCTATTAGATTTTACCCAAAATGAAATGCTTCCGATATTGTTGCTATCAATATAATTTGCATTTGGAACCTCAATCCATGATTTACCCTTAAAACTAAATGCTTGATTTTGACTGTCACATCTATCTGTAGTTAAAATAGCCCCGTTTACAGTGCCATTATTACCATTACCACTTTCATCATTTGCATTGCCATTGAAAGGCCAATATCCAATAAGTCCATTCTTTGGAATTTCACTTTTGATTGAGCTGGTTTGAACCGCATTAAGCTCAACTGAATTTCCAGGGCATATACTAGTGTCTGATTCTTTGATAGTGTAGTAGCAGTTACTTAATTGTTGATTGTATAGCTTTTGAACCTCATTCGAGTCCAGTTCTCTGTTCCATATTCCAATGTCGTCTAGTTTCCCATATAAAGAAGTTTGTCCAGGATGTGTGCAGCCACCAAAACGCCAGAAACCGTTTAGACCCTGATTTGAGGTTACATTGGAATTTGTGGCTACTAACTTTGAATTTATGTATAATTTCATGCCATTGCTACTCATGCCATACACTATATGATACCACGTATTTTTTCCTTGTAAAAGAGTATCATTTCCAAGCCAATTTTCTTTTCCATCAAACACATATTGACTGAGAATTCCATTTCCTCCTAGCCTTGTTCCTAAGTCAAAATCATAAGAAATATCACCTGATTGTGTTCCCCCCTGGACAATCAACCAAGCGGGAGTTAATGAATCTAATTGCGTCCAATATGAAACAGTTACTGCATTACCGAGTACTTGACTATATGTTGTTGAAATCAAGTCCGTATTGCCATTAAATTTATAGCAGGATGAGTCTTTATCAAAACGATCTTTTGATAGGAAGGGACCATTGGCAGTTCCATGATTCCCATTCCCACTTTCATCATTAGCATTGCCGTTGAAAGGCCACCAACCGAGGAGACCGTTTTTTGAAACATAATCAGGCACATTGTATTTCTTATCTAAAGAGTCAAACAAAATTTTGATTTCTTGATCGTTGAGTGCTCGATTCCATATGCCAACATCATCAAGTAGGCCAATATAACTTCCACCAAGAGGGAGTCCCTTACCAATTGAAAGTGGAAAAGTAGTATCAGGAATATATTTCCAACCTCCCCAATTGTGCCCACAATCATTTGAATCTAGTGTATTTAAAACACCGTCGATATAAAACTTGAAATTTGAAAAAGAGTAATTGCTATCAGAACCAAGTACAACTGCATAATGATGCCATTCATCATCATTGATATCAGATTTAACAGTTGCGAAGTGAGAAGGACTTTTGAATGAAAGGCCCTCTTTTCCACATTGAGATCCATTAAACTGAATTCTTAGGTCAGCCCAGCAATCAGTCGAACAAGCTATACCTATAATATCAGCACAAGATTTATTTTTTGACTTGCCCCAGAAAGAAAATGTGTATGCTCTTTTTACCCCATCGTCCAAAGAATCTCTCTGCATCCAGGATTGCCCCTTGAATTCTGCTACAGTATCTCTTTCAAAGTCATTAATGTAACTTACTTGATATGGTAATAAATGTTGATTATTCCCACTTTCATCATTGGCATTGCCGTTGAAAGGCCACCAACCGATAAGATCATCTTTAGGTACAAACTTGGGAACATTTGAGGTAACTACTCCAGCTTGGAATAATCTCTTCACATCATTATCATTTAATGCTCTATTCCATATTCCAATTTCATCCATATCACCTTTCCAAAATCTACCATACTCAACGGAAGCTCCTAAGGTTAAAGCAGGTGTACGAGTATAGTTAATTTTATATGTAGTCAATTCACCTGCCAATTTTCCATTGTGATATAACTGACCTGTAGAGTCTTTATAAGAAAATACTATATGATGCCATTTGTCGGGTTCCAATAGGATAGGATTGTCGGACCATGAATAGTATTGGTTGTCAGTTAATGAATGAAAAACCCAATTTGTCATATGAGTATGATTATTATCCAAAACGGTTACATAACCTGACTGTGGTGATGGTTTTATCCATATTGAAACTGAAAATTCTAGATAATCAAACCAGTTTCCTAAGAAAATCGAATTGTCTATTCCATTAAATGAATAGGCAGAATTATTTACTCCATTTCTGTCTGTTGTGAGAGTGCTACCAAAGATTTGACCATGATTCCCATTCTCACTTTCATCATTAGCATTCCCGTTGAAAGGCCACCAACCAATGAGTCCATCTTTTGGTACATAATCTGGAACTTGTGCTTGGATTAGACCAAATGAAAGAATTAAGGTAAAACAAAAGAGAGTAATAAATATTCTCATAATACACCTATAAATAAAGAATTATCGCCTGAATAAGTAAAGGCACTGAAGAATGATAGAACCCTATTTCATTACCCTTCGGCTAAAATAAAACTACACAATTGAAAGTTATAATCTTCTACTCAAAATATACACATCTTGGGTTCTAATAAGTAGCAAGAAAGTAGTGATGAATAGTAAATGATGATACATGTAAGTGCCGAACTGCTGAGGAAGGGGTGTGGCTGATTTGCTGAACTGCTGGGGAGGGGTGAAACAACGGAGTTAAAGTCAGATCGAACTTAAATGAAGCTAAGAAGCCAATTCTGGTGTAAAATCTAAAGCATTGAAGGAATTTGCTTGTGAGAAAAAAGGCTGTATATTTGTGCAAATTCTTTGAAATCACTGATGTAGATGAATGCAATTGAAGCAAATGAGAGAGTCCCACCTCCTGCACTTTGGACCCTCAAAAGAATCAAACTTTGCTTCGCAAACTTTGATTCTTTTTTTTGCTTAGGCCGCTCTCAGCACTTGTAAACTCCCAAAATATAACAACTTACAAGATACTCCCCGCTGTGACTCTTTACTGTGCAACTCTCCCAACTGCCTCAATTCATCATCCAATTTGTGATTTCTTAACTGGAAATAGCATTAACTATGCTACTCCTTGTTGTAAATGTCTTTAACCATGTCAAATTGTGATATCATAAGTTCAGGGACTGTTCCTAAATAAGACTTGACTGTGATGTTTGTGTTTGAATGACCCAGCAGTTGTGAAACAACATGTATATGCACCTTATTACGCAAAAGAATGGTGCAGGCAAATGATCTCCTCCCAAGATGGCAAGTTAATGGTGTAGTAATTTCGCATAAGTCATTTATTTGCTTCAAATAGGCATTGAATACTTGATTTGTAGGGACAGGTAATAGTAACCCTCTCTTTGTTCTTACTTTATGCGTTTTGTATTTTTCTATTAGCTCAACACATTTAGGTAGTAGGGGAATCGTAAGTGGTCGTTTAGTTTTTTGTCTTACCATATCAATCCAAACCTGAGAATCAATCACTCGAATATGACTTGAGTGAAGGTTCTGCATTTCCGTATATGAAAGTCCTGAATAGCAACTAAATATGAATAAATCACGGATGATATTCAGCCTTTCAACTTTAAAGTCTTTATTTTCAATTCTGTCTATTTCTTCCTGTGTTAGATATTCTACTTTCTTTACAGGGACTTTTACTTTGTAATGCAGGGAAGGGGGTTGATTGATTACCCCTCTTTTCCAAGCATAAGATAGGACAGTCTTCAGTCTTTGAAAATGCTTGTGGATGGTCTTGGGGGAGTTCCCAATGTTTAGTCTTAGGTATGTTTCAAAATCCATAAGGAATTTATCATTGAGGTCTTGAACATCGACATCACTCTTTTTATAATGCATTCTGATGAATTGCATTGTTCTTTCCATTGTGATTTGATACTTGAAATAGGTTGATTTTGAATAGTCCTTATTGATGAGTTTTTGAATATGTTCAATGTAATCATTGAAGCAATTGAATACCGTGGAAGTAGTTTCTTCATCAGGAGGCATATTTAATTGCTCTTTGATTGATTCAACCGATAATAGATTTCCTTTTGCTTTAAGGATATTTGCTATCGATAGTATGTTTGATTCCAATAAGTCCAGGGCTTCGTTTACCGATTGACCGAGTTCTGTGTTTAACTTTACTTTCTTTGTCTTGATATTCCAATCCTTCCTTTGAATGCTTAATCCTGTGGATTGAGAGAAGCGCTCGCCATTGTATGCTATCCTGACATAGATAGGTGTAGTTCCATCTTTCTTTCTCTTTGAAGTAAGTGGAAAAAAAGTGACTTTTACTTGCGATTTCATGCCCAAGTTTCCTCTAATTTGAGTTTTGAAAACCTGAAAATTGTGGAAATTTTGTCCCTTTGTAAACCTATGTATTACATTGAGTTAAGAAGAAACTAAAGCATTTTTCGCATCTCATGGATGCGCATTATGATTAGGCTTTAGTTTTTACCACCAAAATTGGTTCAATT